TTATCTGGTTTGTTTTCGTAATTGTTCGGCACAATAGTCGAGATGTGTTTGCAGATCCCGCATAGACATCTGTGAGCTGGTGACGTAGTTAATCAGTGCAGTCAGTTCGGCAAGTGGACCATCGACATTAAATCCATCCTTATCGAGATCCCGGAGTAATTTCATCAAGTGCGATCCCTCCACCAGTGACCTGACGCCTCCCGGCGTGTGAATCCTTTCGGTAAATCCCTCTTCCAGTGGATAGTGATACTGCTGCATCTTAATCTTCTCCATGCAATAACTGTATATTTATACAGTAGCAAATAATTTGTTTGCTATCCAGCACGTTTTGAAAATTACCTGAAAGGTAATATCTATTCATATTCACAGTCTCTCTATCCATATATGGTTTTTCGGGTAATAGAATAACCAGATATGCGGCGCAACGGGTGCTGCGACTATCTGGAGATTTAACATGACGGTCTCAACCGAAGTTGACCACAACGAATACACAGGTAACGGCGTTACGACATCATTTCCGTATACCTTCCGTATTTTCAAAAAATCCGACCTGGTTGTTCAGGTGTCTGACCTTAACGGTAACGTTACAAAACTAGTGCTGGATGCTGGTTATACGGTAACAGGGGCGGGAACTTATAGTGGCGGTGCAGTGGTTCTTCCGTCGCCGCTTGCTGCTGGCTGGCGAATCACGATAGAGCGTGTGCTTGATGTGGTGCAGGAGACTGATCTTCGCAATCAGGGAAAATTTTTCCCCGAAGTTCATGAGGATGCATTTGACTACCTGACGATGCTGATCCAGCGATGTTTTGGGTGGTTCAGACGTGCATTGATGAAACCATCTTTGCTTGCAAAATATTACGATGCAAAGCAAAACAGAATATCTAACCTTGCCGATCCATCACTTGAGCAGGACGCTGTAAATAATCGCTCAATGCGTAATTATGTCGATGCTGCAATCGCCGGGGTTGTTGGTGGTTTTGGTTGGTTTATTCAGTATGGTTCTGGAGCGGTATACAGAACACTCCAGGATAAGATGCGTGATGGTGTCAGCATTAAGGATTTTGGAGCTCAAAATGGAATCTTAAATGATAACAAGGAGGCTTTTACAAAATCATTACATTCGTTTAGCAGTGTTTTTGTTCCGGAAGGGGTATTCAATACATCTTTAGTTTCTCTTTCACGTTGTGGCTTGTACGGAACAGGTGGGGGAACGATAAAACAGTATGACAGAGATGGTAATCATCTGGTTTTTAACATGCCCGATGGTGGCATGCTTAGTACGCTAACAATTATGGGAAATAAATCAGATGATAGTGTGCAGGGACACCAGGTGTCATTTTCAGGTGGCCATGATGTATCGGTTAAAAATATCAGATTTACAAATACGCGAGGAACAGGATTTAGCTTGATCGCTTATCCGAATAATGGTATTCCGTCAGGTTACATTGTTAGAGATATAAGAGGAGAGTATTTAGGGTTCGCAAATAATAAAAAAGCAGGTTGTGTGCTTTTTGATTCATCGCAAAATACGCTAATTGATGGTGTGATAGCCAGAAATTATCCTCAGTTTGGTGCAGTGGAACTTAAAACAGCAGCAAAATATAACATTGTCAGCAATGTTATTGGTGAAGAGTGTCAGCACGTTGTTTACAATGGAACTGAGACGGAAACTGCCCCAACGAATAATATCATTAGCAGTGTAATGGCTAACAACCCAAAATACGCCGCAGTAGTTGTTGGCAAGGGGACTGGTAACCTGATTTCGAATGTGCTGGTTGATTACTCTGAATCGGACGCAAAGCAGGCGCACGGAGTCACCGTTCAGGGAAATAATAATATTGCCAGTAATATTCTAATGACTGGGTGTGATGGGAAAAATGAATCAGGAGATCTGCAGACATCTACAACCATTCGTTTCTTAGATGCTGCACGCAGTAATTATGCGTCAATATTCCCCATGTATAGTTCTTCCGGCGTGGTTACCTTCGAGGAAGGGTGTATCAGGAACTTTGTTGAAATTAAACATCCGGGTGACAGAAATAATATTCTGAGTTCTGCATCAGCGGTGACTGGTATTTCCAGTATAGACGGCACTACAAATAGCAATGTTGTTCACGTCCCTGCGCTTGGTCAGTACGTTGGGACTATGTCAGGGCGTTTTGAATGGTGGGTTAAATATTTTAACCTTGCTAACCAGACGCTTGTTTCTGCAGATAAATTCAGAATGCTTGCTGAAGGCGATGTATCTCTGGCTGTGGGAGGCGGTATAAGTTCGCAATTGAAATTATTCAATAGTGATAATACTAAAGGCACTATGTCGCTAATAAATGGAAATATTCGAATATCTACTGGAAATTCAGAATATATACAGTTTTCTGATTCAGCCATGACACCATCGACAACGAATACTTATTCTCTTGGGTTGGCTGGTCGTGCATGGTCGGGGGGATTTACCCAGTCAGCGTTTACGGTGCTGTCCGATGCGCGTTTCAAGACTGCTCCAGAGGTTATTGATGAGAAAATACTGGACGCATGGGAAAGAGTGGAATGGGTTTCATACCAGTACCTTGACAGGATCGAAGTGAAAGGTAAAGACGGAGCAAGATGGCACTTTGGTGCAGTTGCGCAGCATGTTATCAGTGTATTTCAGAATGAAGGCATAGATGTGTCACGACTGGCATTTATCTGTTATGACAAGTGGAATGAGACCCCGGCAGAATACAGGGATGTGACGGAAGAAGAGCATTCTGCAGGAGTTTACCCACTTATACAGACAAAGGTTCTGGTACGCGAAGCCGTCGAGGCTGGTGAATGTTACGGTATCCGTTATGAAGAGGCTCTGATTCTGGAATCTGCGATGATGAGACGCAGGGTTAAAAAGCTGGAAGAGCAAGTTTTGCAATTAACAGGGAATTGAACCGTAAATGGTGTGTTGTTGCGCGGTATACTTTTCCTGAAGCAGGGTGTTTGCAAATAAACGGGTTTCGTTATGTCATTCCAACTAACCAATGAAACTTCAAATCAGTGGCTTAGTGTTAGTTCTCTTGCTGCGGTTATTGCAGGTGTCCCTCCGGAGGTTGCTTTAGGGGCTTTGGCTGGGGCGGTAATTTTTGTTACCTCTGCAGTAGAGTACCCCATCCGTCGCCGGGTGCTCCTGTCGATGCTCAGCTTTCTTTGCGGCCTTCTCTTTTACAAACCAGCAGCATCAATTCTTATCGGCATAGCCAGCCTGATCCCTACCATCACGCAGGACTCTTTTGAAAAAGGGATTGTTTTCTCTGCAGGCGCATTCGTGTCAGCAATTGTCGCCGTGCGTATTGGCATCTGGCTCTATCACCGTTCCGATAATCCACGCGAGTTAATTCCGGGGAGAAAAGACGATGGTAACGCATGAGTTTTTTTTGCTTATCACCAATGCAGTTATTTGTACTGGCATAGCAATTCGCGTTGTCACATTCCGGCGTAACGGCTCTCAACATCGAAGATGGGGAGGGTGGCTTGCTTATTTCCTTATTGTTGCTGCGGCAAGTATTCCTGTTCGTGTCGTCTATGCAATCTGGTTACGCACGCCAATGGCTGTGGATTTATCTGAGGTCATTATCAACGCTGTCATGCTTGCCGCGGTTATTAAAACACGCGGTAACGTTGTTCATATTTTCAAAATATCGAGGTCTAAACATGGAGATTAAACAATTCCAGCGAGCTGCTGGTATTAGCGAGGCGCTGGCCGCTCGCTGGTTCTCGCATATAACTTCTGCGATGAAAGAGTTTGGTATCAGCAAACCCGAAGATCAGGCAATGTTTATTGCTCAGGTCGGGCATGAGTCTGGTGGCTTCAACCGGTTGCAGGAAAATTTCAACTACAGCGTCACCGGACTGGCTAACTTCGTTCGGGCTGGGCGTCTCACCCAGGGACAGGCTAACGCACTGGGCCGCCGTGCTGGTGAGCCACCATTGCCACTTGAGCGCCAGCGCGCGATCGCAAATCTGGTGTACAGCAAACGCATGGGTAACAATGCCTCTGGTGATGGCTGGAATTACCGTGGTCGCGGACTTATCCAGATTACCGGTTTGAATAACTATCGTGACTGTGGAAACGGTCTTAAGGTTGACCTGCTGGAGAGTCCTGAACTGCTGGCGCAGGACGAATACGCGGCTCGTAGCGCGGCGTGGTTCTTTGCCAGCAAAGGATGCATGAAGTATACCGGCGATATTGCACGTGTAACTCTGATTATCAATGGTGGCCGGAACGGCATCGACGACCGGCGCGCGCGGTACATCACTGCCAGTAAGGTGCTGGCGGTATGATCTGGGCATTCGCAAAAGCATACTGGAAACAGTTGGTTATCATGGCGATGCTTGCTGTTCTGGTCATATCAGGAGTTGTAGCCTGGAATGCACACGGCAGTCGTCAGTACGACGCCGGGTATGCGCAGGCACAGGAAGATCAGAAACAGGCTGATGATAAGGCCAGGTCACAACGTGATCAGGAGAAAACACAAATTGAACGTGAAGCACAGTCCCGTATCGATGTGGCGCGTGTTGATGCTGAGCATGCTAATGCCGCTGCTGACAGCCTGCGCGCCGAGCTTGACAAAACCAAGCGACTCGCCGAACACTATACCGGATCTTTCCCCACTGGCACGCCAGCCAGCAAGGTCATCGGTGTGCTCGCCGACATGCTTGAAGAAAGCAACCGAGTTTACAACGCAACAGCAGCTGAGGCTGAAAAGTATCGGATTGCAGGAGAATCCTGCGAACAGCAATACGATTCACTGAAGAAGCAAAAATCGTGGCACTGATTTCCGGTGACGGTATATAAAACGGTACGGTGAAAATCATTTGGAAGAAAGTTGTTATCAGTCAATTGTTTATGTGTATCGTAAATAATTGAGTGGGAATGATTTGACTCTGCACTATGAATGAACAAAACCCTCTGTTACTACAGAGGGTTTTTTATACTCACGAATCATAGGATTGAAGTTACTAACATCGATTAATTAAACCAGCTATCTGATTTATTCTCTTCTGCTTTGCCCACGCTTTTCATCAGATCGCGACCGCCTTCAGTCATATTCCTGTTTGCGTCAGCTTCAGATTGCACCACATCGGTTTGCGCAGCTTTGTGCTTCAGTTCCTGATCGATAAATTCGTTTTCTCGCTTAACGCGGGCTTCTTCTTTCGCCAGCGCCAGTTTTTGCTTCTGAATCTCTAAGCTGCGTAGCTCATCTTCATAACTTTGATCGCGTCTTTTGTCCGCAGTGGCTTCGGCGTCCAGTTTATCCTGACGAGCTTTCTTATTCGCCGCTGCCGTTGCCGCTCTTTTATTAGCCGCGGCCTGGGCGTTTGCGCGACGTTGCTTCTCTTGCTGGATTTCCCTGTTGCGCTCCGCGACCCATTCGTCATGCTGCCTTTGCTCTTCATTTTTACCTTGCTGTTCCGCTTCTGCGACAGCCGAGAGTTGATCCTGCAATGATGAGGCGATAGCCGGATAGCTTAAGGAGGCTAAGATGGCGCAAAGAAAAACTTTCTTCATGACTCCTCCTGATCATTAGCTCTTTTCAGGACATTTCGTATTTGGCTGAATACGCGTTTCGTTATACGTCGTGGTAATAACAACGGCTAAACCTGTCGTAAACTGGCACTCTTTACCCACCTGGGTGGAGGTATACACTTTGGTGCCTTCCTTATACGTTAGAGAAACACCTTCCACTAAGGTTTTATCATTCACCATAGAACCCGCTGCCGCGCCAACAGCTCCGCCGCCAACTGCACCTGCCGTCGTTCCGGAATTGCTGCCAGACCCCACGTTGTGGCCGATTACACCGCCAGCGACTGCACCAATAAGCGCGCCGAAGGCTTGTGCATTTCGTTTATTTTGGGCGTTGTCTACGGCAACTTTTGCGGGAAGAATGGAAATAATATTAACGGTTTTAGTTTCTTGTTTGGTATTCAGTTGATCGGTTTGATAAACATCGGCGGCATGATCATCAGCATTTGACTGGCATCCTGCCAGAGTGAATGACGCTAACATTGCCACAGGCAGAAGACATTTTTTAAATTTCAT